GGCTGTACCGTCTACCGTGAACCTGATCATGCTTGCACCTCTAAAAAGGGACATCCTCTTCGAGTGCGTTGAACGAGTCTGCTGGTTCACCCTTCGGTGCCGGTGTGCGGTTGCTCTCCAGTTCCACTTCACGAGCCCACAGGATGTGTTCTACGCGCTTCTCTCCATTCTTGCTCATGTACGGCCTGTTCGACAGCGAGCCTCTGATGGTCACCAGCTGACCGTTGGCGATATTCTCAGGAAGGTTAACGTCTCTTGTCATCTTGACCTCAAGGGACTTATTGATATAGTCTCCCGACTCAGTCTTTGAGGATGTGGAAATCGAGTAAGACTTCCATGTGGTTCCGTCAGGTCTTTCGTGTACATTTACCCACAGGCGGATGTTTTCAGCTTCTACATTGATCATTTATTTATTCTCCTTCCTCCTCACTTCTGTGAGAGCCCTCTTCAGTTCGTTATCTGTCAGATCCTCAATGCGCTCGACGTTGTGCTTGAACTCCTTCGAGCACCACAGCAGAAACAGCGGGATATCGCTCCTTGTAGTCAGCAGCGCTCTTTTAAGTGTTGCGACTGTGCCCTCTCTGCTGTCTGTCGGGTTCTTGGTCTTTGCCTCTTCTTCCGACTCAGGAAGGTCTTCTCCAGCGTAGATGTACAGACCGAGTCCGTGCCTTGCTACCGCCTTTGTGAGGCTCCTCTGGATGGCCTTGTTGACATCGAACGATGTGATGCTCTCCAGCGGGATGCTTCTGTTGCGATAGTCCATGATCGGCAGATATTCGATGTGCTCCACTCCGTCTGCCGTGACTCCGGTCTTGACCCAAGCCGTCTTTCCGTCTGTGTGGTAGTTCCAGCCGTTTGCGTTCTCGTATACTGTATAAGTCGCATCAGGGCAGGCCTTCTTCAATTCGCCCCAAGCCCACGCCCAGGACAGATATGTCAGCCCGTTCTTCTGTTCCGTCTTGTCATTGACGTTAACAGCGTTCAGTTTTTCAAATAAGCTCATGTGTACCTCCATAGAATGCTTCATCCATAGCTTTGATCTTGTCGATGATGTCCTTAGCCCTTGCGAGTTCCTTCGCCTTGTACTGTTCATAGCAGTGCTCGTCGATGTCGTTCCCTCGTCTCGGCCTGTAGTAACCGGCTCCATCGTTGATGATGCAGTCGCCGTTCTTGTTGGCAGCAGCGATCAGTTCTCTGAATGCTCTGTCAACGCTCGGGTCTCTCGGTCTCTTGATTGGCTTGTTGTACTTGCCGATCATCTCGAACAGTATCTCCGCTAACCATTGCGTTCTGCTCCTGAAGGTGGTACCATTATCTTGCGTGAGAGGTGCACCTTCGGGTGTGCTTTTCTTATTCGTCAAATTCATCATCTTCGCCCTCGTATCCTTCCTCGATCTCGTCAGATCCGCAGTGCGGACATGTTGCCAGTCTGCCGTATGTCTTACGCTCGAACATATCTCCGACTCCGTAGAGCTCTTCCCAGCAGACATCCTCGTAGTCCGGTTCCTCGAATCTGAGACCGCAGTTCCAACACTTATACATTGCGTTCCTTTCCGAGCGCCTTCTCCATGTACAAAGCTCCGTATCTGAAGCACCACTCCATGAATGTGTAGCAGTCTTCGGGGATCTTGCACCCGCTTGCGCTCTCGATCTGGTTGATCAGCTTGTTCCTGTTCAGCTTCCAGAGCGTGTCTGTGATGTTGACTACGTTTTCAATTCGTCTCTCGTTTGACATCATGTGTCCACCCTCCTATACAAGTGCTGCCGTTGCGATAACCATTGCGAATCCGAGTGCCGTTGCCATTGCTGCAACGAGTGCCCATCCGAGCATTCTACTGATCGTCTTCATTTGTGGCCTCCTCTTCTACCAATTCCATCTTGACCGACTCCAGCTCGTCTTCGCCACCGACTACGCGGTGCTCCCAGGCGGTCTCCATAAAATCCATTGCTTCAAGCCTGTCATTAAAGACAAACACCGGCTCCTTGTAGCTGATCTTGAGTGTTACCCTGTACTTCATTGTTTCCTCCTTCCAAGTCGTATCTGACCGTGCGTCCGAACCGGACTACCTTTAACTTTCCTTCTCTGCCGTACTTCCACACCGTCCACTTGGACACCCTGAGGGCCTCGGCAGCTTCCTGTGCTGTGTAGAGTTTCATGCATCACCTCATTTGTTTAGTTTTCTAAACTAAATGGGCAAAAAAATATGTTCTGACACTCGTGCGTGGAATGCGGAGCAGATCCATTGCTCTTTCCATCTCATCCTGAGACCATTCCGATGTATTGTTCAGCTTGAAACTTAGGCTTGTCTGAGCCATATCCATAGCCTCTGCGAACGCTGCCTGAGTGCCATAAACCTCTTTGATTTTGCCCTTCAGCTTGCTGTAATCGTAAGCCATTTAGTACCTCCTTTCGTTTAGTTTTCTAAACTGCTATTAATATAACTCTTAATATATATTAAGTCAATAGATTTTTTCATTTTTCTAAAAATCCGTTTCACTTTTCTGAACTTTGCTTTATAATGAGAGCACACACTATTGAGAATATGAAAGGGATGCAGACATGGATATCAGAACGCTAAGACTGAACGAAGCGTTCAGCGCATCGGGACTAACTCAGACTGAACTGTGCAACAGAACGGGGATCAACAAGGGTGCTATGAGTTGTTACCTTTCGGGACAATACTTCCCGAAGCAGAAAGCTATCGAGGCTTTAGCGAATGCGTTGAATGTTTCCATCAATTACTTAATGGGATATGAAGAGGAAATGGAAGAAGATAAACAAGCTGAAGCTGTACTTTTAGAAAAAGTGAGAAAGCTGTCACCTCAGAGCCGTTTTGTTTTGGACGGTATCATTGATACGCTTTTAGAAGGAGACCGAAATGTCGATAAAAATATTAGGAAAGAATAAAGCCCAACTCATCGTGTCTGTCGGATCTGCATCGAAGGGCACCCGGAGACGAGTCACCAAGATCGTAGAGTACAAGGGCAAGAAGGATCTGGAAAAGAAATACAGAGCCTTTGAGGATGAGGTCCGCAAGAACCCACTCACAAACATCACTGTTGATGGACTCATAGAATCATACATCAATAACGCAGAAGTCAGAGGGCTGAGCGTCAATACAACGCACGGATACAAGTCGGCTCAGAAACGGTTAAATTCGGCCTTTGCAGGGATTTTAGCGAGAGAACTTACAACTTATCAGATAGATGATTTTGTCGCCGATATGGCAAAGAAATACGCTCCCAAGACTATCAGCAACACCGTCGGATTACTGAATGCAGCATACCAGCGAGCGGTCAATGCGGGGCAGTTATCAGATAATCCGTGTGTTGGTATTACGTTACCAAAACAGAAGAAAAAAGAGGTCAAGACATTACCACCGGATCAGATGCAGAGGTTTGTCCAGGCACTTGAGGAGGAGACAAGAGACATCCGTGTCGGATATCTGCTGTGTCTGATGTGCGGCCTCAGAAGAGGCGAAGTGCTGGGGCTTAAAGAGTCAGACGTGAATCTGCTGTTCAAGCAGATCAAGGTCAGCAAGACCCGTTATGTAGTCGAGTCCAAAGAGTACATACAGGAGACCAAGACCGCAAGGTCAACAAGGCATCTTGCGCTCCCTGCACTGTTGGCTGACGAGATAGATCTGCTGATACAGGAGCACCATGCACAGGAATGGTATCACTCTGATCAGCTAATACAGAATGCGTTCGGAGAGCCTTTGAGCCCGTCCGTATTCTCCACGAAGATCGGCAAGATCGAGAAGGCTGCCGGCATAGATCATGTCACGGCGCATGGTCTCAGGCACACGTTTGCCACGATTCTGAACGCCCAGCACATCGATGCTGCACAGATTTCCGCCGAGCTGGGGCACAGCAACTTAACTACCACGCTCAACATATACACTCACGTTTTCGGAGATGTGACCTCTTCATCGAGAGGCATTGCAGATGCCATCGATGGTGTATTTGACAAAAAGGGCGCAAAAGAGGCACACGAAGACAATAAAAAAGCGCTGTAATCGTTGAAATCACAGCGTTTTGATGGCGGAGAGAGGGGGATTTGAACCCATCAAACGCCTTGTATGCTGTTGCTTGCTGTTGTTCGCTCTTGCCCTCAAAACATTGGAATTTCAATGCTTAACGCTTCAACGCGTTGAAATTGTTGGATTACAGCAAAATGAGAAATTCTGGAAAAAGGGCGCAAAAAGGGCGCACCCCTTTACAGCCATGCTATACTTAAGGTGCGACGCTAAATGTCGCAACTCAAAAAACACCACACAAAAAGCCCCGAGGATTCGTCCCCGGGGTTTTTTGCGCTCTATAAATTTGTAAGGAGGTGACCTTGCGGCCACTCCGGGCCGCCGTTAAGCGGAATATTTCAGATATGACGTGCGAATTTTATCCTCACTGGAATATACATATGTAAGCGTTGTATTTAGGTTTGCATGCCCTAATAAACGCCCTATGTCCTGTATATCCATACCTCTGTTAGCCATACCTGTTGCGAATGTTCGACGGAATCTGTGCGGGTGAACATTGTCAACTCCGGCCCGATCCGCGATTTGATTGAGTATGTGTCTTATACCGCCAGCGTTCAGAGGATTTCTCCACTTGTTATAGAATAAGTATTCTCCATTGACGTTTCGAGTCGTAAGATATTCGACAAGATGCTTACTAGCTAAATCGGTGATAAACACTGTCCTTTGTTTCGAGCCCTTGCCTTCTCTAACGGTAACTGCGAGTGTCTCAAAGTTGATGTCTGATAATTTGAGAGAACATAGCTCTGAGACTCTTACGCCTGATGCAAGAAGGACCTCAATAATCGCTCGTTCCTTTTTCGTCTTACAAGCTGTTCTTAGCGTGTCAATCTCCACGCTAGAGAACGGATGTCTGA